CGCAACTCATGTATTTGAACACATTCCTTTCTTTGAGTACGTGCCCCCGACTAGGGAGGAACTGTATAAGTTCTTCCAGCAACAGTATGGAACTAAGAGGGCAGATCGGCTCATTTTGCTTGTTGACAGCGAGCCGACGTCTCGAGATTTGGAGTGCGGAATTTTCGTTAAGAAAGAGGTCTATGTGGGTAAGACTAAGACCAATTATAAGCCAAGAATGATATGGTCAAGAAGTGAAGTTGTGATAGCTTTGTATTCACACTTCTTCTACCATTTATCGAAGCATCTCAAGATCGTTTTTGATGGGAGTGGAAATATTCTTTATGCTAGTGGTGTCACTCCTGAGAAGCTCGGCGATTTCTGTGGTAACATGGAGGCCTATGATATGAAGTGTGAAGCTGACGCCAGTAATTGGGACGGATCAATTATTTTGAGGTTGGCTAACATTGAGATCAGATTTTTGTTGGAGAAAACCAACTGTATGACGACCGTTAATCATATGAAATGGTTGATAGATAATTGGTGCAAGTTGATGGCTCGGAATTCTACAGGATCCTTAACTGTTGTTTTGGATTATGGGAGGAGGTCGGGAGACTTGTGCACTAGTAGTTTCAACTCTTTGTTAAATATCGTCATTAGCACCTATGCTTTCGGTTACAAGATGACTGACAATTTTAAGTTGGCTGTCTTAGGTGATGATGGTGCTATAGCTGGTTCTGTCACTGGTGTTGACACTAAGGCCCGATATGAGGCCTTAGGGTTTGACATTAATCTGATATATCGAGAGTCCGTGGCCGACATGGGGTTTTGTTCTGGTTGGTTTTACCCTGTGGACGGGAGGTATATTTGGGGAAATGATGCGTTTAAAGTGTTGATGAAATTGGGTGTGAATTTGGGACAACACAACAAGCGCAAATTCAGATCGTTGTTGAATGGAATTGCACTTGGAATGTTGACGAGTGGCGGGTTTGTACCGATTTTAGGCACACTGCTGCGGGCCATTGCTGATACCGCGAGGGAGGCCAACGTCAAAAATTTGCGTGACAATAAGTTCGATAATCCATACCGACCCCAAGGAGGCAATTGTTATTATCCTAGTAAAGACACTTATGATTGGTTTTGTAACAAGTATCATTTGTCTGTTGAGTACGTGTTAATGTTAGAGGAGTGGATCAGGAACAATGTGACTATTTTGGATTGCCCGTATCTAATTACGGACACATTGTTGAGGCAGGCGGCTGTTGACACATTTGACATGAGTGAGGACAAGAATGAGAACTTGGAATATGAGATTAGCA